ATAAACATGATGAACATACCGTAAGTAATGGCTGGTCTAACCATTGCCCTAGAGTTAGTAACCCACTGAGAAGCACCTTTGCCAATCTCGATGTCGTGGGCATACAAAGACGCCCTTTCTTGGGCTTGGGTTTCCATTTGGACTTGTTCGGTGCGGATTTCTTCTACACGAGCTTGGGCAACATAACCCGCTTCCATAAGTTTTAATTCCCGTTCCGTCTGCATAGCAGCCATAGCCAGCTCATGCTTCTTGTCGGACTTGTCTTGAAAAAATCCTAGTAGGCTAGGTAGTCCCCCCGAAAGGAACGAAATTAGTGTTGTAAATAAAGTAATCATTGTTTAGTGCCCCATACTATGTAATAAGCTATCCACCCAGCAGCCATAAAACACCAGAACTGCACCCATTTAACCTTTGCCAACTCAGCGTCAAAGTACTTCTTGTCTTCTTTCTCAAGGCGCTCAATTTCCGTCTTGATGTCTAGCACTTTTTGCCACTCTTTGGTGCCATGCTGCTTTATAAAATCTACCCTTAATTTGTACTCTTCGTCCGAAATCTTCTTACGGTGCTTGTACTCCTCAAGGGCTTTAAATATTGCCCGTTCCTTCTTTAACTCTGCTTCTCTGCGCTCACGAATCTTTGCATTCGCCCGTTCCTTCGCTAAATCTACCGCTTCCTTCTGAACATCCTCGATGTTCTTGCCAATCTCTTTCCCAGCCTCTCGACCAGTCTTAAACCCCTCGCTGATCCCCTTGGCACCAGCCGATAAACCAAGTTCGTCTGACATGATTCAATTTACTCACCCCAGAGCTTTGTACCACCCTTGGGTACAGAAGTAGCCCAAACAGATACTGATTGTTTAGGTGTAGATAAATCAAACCCGCAGTCATTACACTTTTGTGCAGCAAGTTCAGCCTCATCTACATCTCGACCGCAGTTGGGGCATAGGACTTCAACCGTATGACGGCACACTTTGGTACCGTCTTCTAACTTAATTGCTGGGTTTTCTGAAATCATATTAGCCCCTGGAAAAAATTAAAATTAATTACGCAGCGTTTTTCAGATTTTACGGGAAATTCAGAGCTGTGCAAAATGTTTGACGAGAAATACACCAAAGAACCTTTTTTGGGGCTTACTCTTTTTAACACCGTAAAATCGTTTTCTTGTTGCATGCTATCTACGTCTTTAAAGAACAACGTATCGCCATCAGAATCGTTAACATAATAAATAGCCGTAATGTAATTTGGGCGGTCAACATCTACATGCAATGGTTTATACATACCTTTTTTAAACCCTAACTGCGGGAACGTAAGGTTAGCTTTTACCCTGTGCATATTAAATGTATGTATATTTTCTTTAATAGCGAGGTTGTTACATATTTCTGACAGCATCCCAAAGTATCCAGAATTAATTGTTTCGTTCACTACAAAATTATGAACAAATTGAAAACTCTCAAATATATTGTCTGAATAAAATGGTTTCCTATCTTTAGTGCATGTAGCGTTTTGAAAAAACCATGGGAAATCGCCAGATAAAAATACTCTTTCTAGCATATCTTGTTGTTCTTTAGATATGACGTTTTCAACAATATTAATCATTGTTTGACTCCGTAAACTGCACAATTATGTCAACCCCTAATTGTTGCTCTAGTAAATTTGCGCCTTCAATCATACGTAATTCATGTAGTGTTTTATCGTCAACAAGTGCAGCGGTACCATTACGTAGTGCAATCTTGTTACCTACAAACCAACAAAAAGGGCGTTGGGCATTACAAAACAGCCAAGCCAAATATTCTGCACGTTCACCAATGACTTTTTGAACTTCGACTCGTTCTATTTTTAAATCGGTATTAAAAAAATTGGTTCCGTAAATACTATGAAATAAACCAGCCAGGGATACATGTTCTGGGCAACGGCACAATTTAAGAATATCTTCTACGCTGCACAAATGCTCATAAAAAGATCTACCGCTATGAGGTATATTACAGGTGTCTAGATCTTTTAAAAAGTCCCTTGGAGTCATTTATTAAAACTCCGTCCAACCAGTAACAATATATTTAGCATTACTTAATGGTGGATTACCACGATGAGTGTGAGTAAATGCAGCAGGCCAGATAACCAAAGTGCCTTGTTTTGGTTTGACCCGCATACTTTGGTACAGGAACTCCGTTTCACCACCTTCTTCTACATCATTTAAATACACCATCCAAGTAAGTAAACGGTGACACATTTCTCTGCTACCAGATTCGTAGTGCCAAACATGATACCCCTCACGTAAATCTGTGCGTTGCATCTTAAATGCGTAATTGCGATGTGCTCCAGAATTTTTTAATGAAGGGAATTCTTTTTCGTACAATGGGTAACATTTACCCCAAAACACTTCATTAAATTCTTTTACATTTGCTATTGGCACCTGTAAATTATTAAAATTATTAAATAATTGTGTGTCAGCTTTTTGTAGTTTAGAAAAATCTTCTTCGTCTTGACGAGTAAGGCCGTAACCAGCTTCAATAGCAGCGTCGTAATCTTTAATAAGAGATTCACAGTATTCTTTAGAAAAAGCGTTTTCAAAAATACCAATAAATTTGCCTATGGTTACGTTCATTTCCATTTAGGCCCCGCCATCCAACATACTGCACTATAACGAACTCCCCGTGTTACGGGTGTAACTTGGTGTGCCATAAACGACGGAAACACAATAATAGTGCCTTGTTCTTTTTCTTTTACTATTTCATCTAGTATTACTAAATCACCACCTTCATATTCTGACTCATCGTTGAGTAACAGAGAAGCGCTAATTTTACGTTGAGATAACACTGGAACAATAACCCCAGACCCATTACCAGTAGCAATTACGTCAGAGCCTTTTACATAGCAATCCATATGTTGTTTGTAAAATTGATTTTCTTTATATCTACCTATCTGTACTTGTTCAGGCTCAGTTATATCAAAATTCCAAAGTGCTTCTTGATTAGCTTGCATAATAAAACGAGTAAGAATGCACTCGACTAAATCTCCTTTATTAGCCCATTGACGATCCGCATCCCTTACTTCTTTCTTTACTATACCTGAACCGTTGCCACCTACCAAACCTGGCTCATAGTTTTCTTCTTTAAAACGACCAATTAAAGCATTACAAATTTCAGGTGATACTACACCTTTAAAAACTATGTGGGTATGTTTCACTTACGAGCTCCGTCAAAACAATGATTAACGTATTTACCTTTACTTCTTACATAATGCAAAAATACTTGACCATATTCTTTTCCAACAAAAGCGTTTTCACGCCAATGTTCTGATATACATCCAAGATAAATTACGGCTTCTCCAGGTTTTAAATCTTTTGAAACAACTTCTCCATCTGGTTTGGTAAAACAAATAGGCCAAGAAGTACCATCGCTACCTAAATGCAAAGTAACACTAACTTCACAAGCGGGACGGTCTGTATGTTTTGTTAACTCGGCACCATTTTTATATATTCTAGAGTAAGCGTAAGTTGGCAACAGTTTTTCTTCAACTAATTTATTCATGTGTGCTGTTTTTTCACACATTAATGCAACAAACGTTACATAATTATGTACAGATGGTGAACCAAATACCTGTGGGTCTGTCTTAAAGTTATGTGGGTATAACTGAACTTCTTCTTTAAACTCTTTATATAAATCAATTGCCTCTTGTTTTGTTATAAATTCAGGCACAAATAAATAATTATTATTTAAAAGTTCTTGATTCATTAAACAGTTGTCCACACATCATCTGGTTTTGTAGGCCAAGTAATGTTACCAGCAACAGGATTAATCGCATATTGACGCACTGCGTTACGATAATTAACAAAATCTTGAACATTACTTAAATATGGATTGCTTTTTGTTGGGTCTCCTACATCAGAAAGCGTAGTCCAATCCGTAGCTTGCAACATACTCATTGCAGTTTTTTCGTTCTCTTCTGCGGTGGGGGGAGGAGGGGCTGGGGCAACATACGGAGTAAATTGTTCGTTTACATAAGTATAGTCATAAGCGGATACATCATCGGGGCAATCTACCCATTTATGATCGGAATCAACGGAAAAAGTTTGACCTAGCGGTTCAACTTGTACAACAAAAGTAGATGAAATATCAATTAGTGCGCTTTTCATAATAATTCCTTAGAAATAAACAATAACTCGTCCAGCACCGCCAGCGCCACCAGCGCCGCCTGGACCACCATCCGAACCTTGCTCACCAGCAGTTCCAGGTCCTCCAACACTGTTTGAAAATATAACACTTGCAGTGCTAAGATTAAAGACCCGGTTACCATTAGGAGTGTTTATTATTGTTTCACCTTGGGGTGCAAAACCAACAGTCGCTAAGGGTGCAGTTCCAGCAGCGCCATTACCGCCTGGGTTGTTAGCACGGGCGCCGCCATTACAAGTTAAAAGATTTCCAAAAGAACTTGCACCACCAGCGTTACCAACACCATTATTAGGATTTCCCCCGTTACCAGCACCACCTACTGTAACTGGGTACGGTGTGCTTGCAGATACTGGATAAACTCCAGCGCCAATAAATCCTGATCCTCCAGTAGAACCTGCAGCACCAAATTGCCCACCCGCAGACCCACCACCGCCCCCACTACCAACAACCAAATAAACTCTAGCTGTGTTTGCTGGTGTTGTAAAAGTT